GCTCTTAACTGTGCTAAATCTTCATTTTGTTGTAATTTTTCGTCAGTTTGCATCTGATTCATCATTGCTTTCATTTTATTTAGGTTAATTTGCTCATCATCAACCTTTTTCTTACGTGCATTTTCTTGTGCTCTGATGTCTAGCTCTCTTGCTCGTAGTTTTGCAATAGGATCATTGTCAAATTGTGAAGTAATTTCTTTTTCTTCCTTCATAAATTCTTCCATCATCTCTGCAATCAACACTGCTTTTCTAGCTTCTATCTTTTCTGACATCATTCTAGCTTGTATTTGCATTTGTTGAGCCATTTGTGGGTTCTGTTGCATCATAGCTTGCATTTGTTGAAGTTGTTGCATCTCATCTTTAAACTCAATTTCAACTTGTTCTTGAGCCATTAACGAAATGTGTTCAAAAATATTTTTCTCTAGACTTGCCATGACTGTTGGATTGTTTCTAGCCATGTTTGTTGCCATAAAATTTAAGTGAGCCGTCATATGTGCTCGGTGATCTTGACCTGGAAACGCTTGGAACGGTTTCCCTGCCAAAGAATCAATGTGTTCTAAAGCAGGGTCCTTTGGTTGTGGTGGTTGTGGTCGAATTAATACGGTGTCAACATCCTTTACACCAATTGCTTCATACATATTTCTATATGCTTGATACAAATTATGCATTTGAGGATTTGACATTGCCAGTTGCAGTTCTGTTTGCGCTAAAGAAATACGCTGTGTCTGTGAGAAAATGTTAGGGTCAGCAACTGGCAGTATATCCACTCTATCATCAAAGTCTGATTGTTTAATCATTTTTTGACCCCCAACTACATCGTATGGATATTCTGCAGGTAAGTATAATCTAAATACTCTTGATAAAATTCTAAATTCATTTTTTAAAGCTGAATAAATTCTTTTGTGAATAGCAGACATTGTTCTGCTACCTCTTTCAAGCAATGCTACAGTCGTGCCCACAGCTGCTTGTTGATTCCCGTCACCTACTTGCAGGTCCGCTATCGAAGCGAATCTTTGTCCTGCTGATACCACGACTCCCATAAGTTGTAATAAGGTTTGAGAAGGCTCTTTGAAAGGAAGAGTCATAAAAGCGTCTCTTATGTTTCCTCCAGGAGCGTCTACGTCTCTGAATTCACCGGGTTGTATTGATTGTGCATCATCTCTAATTCTAATACCTCTTTGTTTAAATCCAGCAGGTAAGTTTGATAAAGTACCTGCATCTAATAATTGTCTTAATGCAGACGTTGCAGTTCTAGATAATCCACCAATCATGTGAATTAAACCAAAACCGTAAAAACCTAAACCTGGTAAAAATTTGAAATGTACAAAGTATTGTATTTTAGATTTCTTTGGATCGTTTTGTTCATAGTTTCTTCTAATAGATAAAACTTCTCTAGAATTTTCTTCTAAAGTTACAATGTAAGGTAGTTTAATTCCTGTTGGTTCACCATCAGCACCAATATCTTCAAATCCTTCTAAGTCTAAATTAACATGACATTCTAACAAAGTAAAAACATCGTCATCTCTTCCAGTTTTAACTGTGCCTTCTAATTCTAATTCTTTTTTCTCAACATCAGTTAAATTATCGTGACCTGCTTTTAATTCTACATCTCTATAGAAACCTGCCACTTGTTGTTTTCTTAATTCGTTTTCAGAAATTTTAATTCGATGAATAATTGCTTCCGCATCATCTAATGAGGTAGCTGTGTACGGAACAATTAAATCATCTGCTGGAACAAACTTAGATACTGCTCGTTCCAATAAATCATCATAATAAACTTTTTTAAATGCTGAACCTGCTAAAGGTAAATAAAACAACATTTGATCAAACTCTGGTTCGTATTCTTTCATCTGATCCATCAACTGATAGTTCATGAAATCTTTTACACGATTTGACTGTTGAGTTTTTTCTGGAGTTTGAACTCCGATTATTTGTGTTCTGACTGGTCCATTAGCTGGGAGTAACTCTTTATATGCCAACGCCTGAAACTGAGTAACAGCTTCAGCAAGCACCGGATGAGTGGCACCCGAAGCACCGGCGAACGGTTCCGTCCTGTTTTCATATTTAAATCCTAATAGTTCTAATCCTTGAGTATATGATTTTTCCCAATCTTTTCTAGAACTTTTATAGTCTTGATAATTTTGATGTAGTGTTGAAGATAAATAACCTAACTCTCTTTCGTCTACAAAATCAGCTAAGTTAGCATTAAAATCTGTTGCTTGCGATTGTTTTAAAGCTTGTGGATCAAAATCAATATCAACTGATCCATCTTCCATTTCAGTAATTTGAGTTTCACCAGGTTCTACCTTTTCAATTTCCTCAACCATTTCAACTGCGATATCGTCAGTTGTTTCTTCAGGTTGAACTTTTATATTTGGTAGCGCCTTGTCTATCTCTGCCATTATTTTTTTCTCCAGATTGTTTGACTGTTTTAACAGTATTATATTGAATATTCAAGCCCTGTGAACTAGGACCTTTTTTTGGTGGTGGACCGCTCTTTTTTCCTAGTCTATTCATCGTATGTGTATTTTCTCATATTTTCTAAATCAATATCATCAATAAATTCTTCTACATCTTTAAGCTTGCCCTCTGCATCAGGTCTAGCGCTTGCTTCATTGTAAGTCACGCCTCCGGTCTCAGGGTCAACTTCTATCTCTATTTGATTTTCTTTGTAAAGCATATCTCCATCTTGATCTACTTCTCTAATGATTGTTTTATTACCTTGCTCCGTAACAACATAATTATCTGCTTGATAAACGTCTGCAAATTCATCTGCTTTATTACCAGTAAAATATTTCATTCCTTTTTCTACAGCTTTTGCTTTAACTTTAGCTACAAGATCAAATATAAAATCAGGGACGCCATCAACAGCTCTTGAAACAGCTGGTGCTAAAGGTTTAGCTAAACTAAAATACTTACCAATTACAGGCACTGTTGCAAGTGCACCCATAATTTTCATAAACTTTCTTTTACTTGGATCATCTGGTGGACCACCTTCTGCTAAAAAATCCCTAGAAATTTCTTGTGGTTGAAATCGTTTACCTAACATTAAATCTTTTAAACCTTCAAAACTACTAGCTCTTCCTTCAGCTCTTTCAGCTTCCTCTTGTTCTCTTTCAAGTTCAACTCTACTTAAACCTTCTTCATATTCTTTTAATGCTTCTTCTAAAGACATTTTAGATTTTACTTTTGGAGTTTGAAAATCAGAATCTAAACCAGAAAAGTCTTGTGCAATTTGTTCATCCATCTCAGCTTGTTTAACTACTGATCTTGCTTCTCTTTCTTCAGGAGATAATGCAAAGATGTCTTTCATACCACCAACTGCATCAGTACCAATTAAATTTCTCTCTAAAGTTTCCATAACCGTTTTACCAGATTTAAAATCATTATACATTCCTGAAACAATTAAAGGAGTTGCAACAATACCTAAACCTTTTAATGCTGCAGTGAAATATCTTTTTGATTTAATATCATCTGGAAGTTTTTTTAAACTATCTTTAATTTCTTCTAATCCTGGAATTAAAACTCCTTTTAGTTTATTAAACCTGTCAAACATTTCTCTTGTCATAGCAGACTCTGGTCTTTGAATTTTATTCGCTGTAGTTACACCAGGAATTTTTGTTAAACTAGATATAGTTTTAGTTTTTTTATCTACAAAAGATTCTTTTGCTATATCAAGTGGAGTTTTTAAAACTCTTCCTTTTACTAAAATATCGTCTGCTAATTTTAATTCATCTTTAAATAATTGATTTATATCTTTTTGATAATCATATCCCATTGTTTTACTATATTCTTTTATTTTTTCGGGAGTGTATTTACTAGCTGCTTCTTCTCCTAAAAAACCTTTTTGTGCAGTGTCTGCTAAATTCATCATAATACCTTGAGAAGTATTTATTCTTCTAGGTAAAACTCTAAGATTTTTAAAAGGCTCTTCTTTTACAGATTTAAAATGATCAATATCGTAAGGAGCTCTTTCGTAACCATAACCCGCTCCTTTGTTATAAGCTTCTTTCATTAAATTTTTAAAAATAACTTTTTCTTTTGTTACAGGATGAATGACTTCTTTTCCTAAAAATTCATTTAAATCATCAGCGACTTTATAAACATTTTTAAACTCTAAATTTTTTCTACCATCTTTTAATAAATCAAAATAAGAGTATCTTTTACCTTTGAATTCAAACTCTGCATCTTTATGTGTTATAAGATTTCCCTGTCTATCTATGTCTCCAGGTTTTTTTATAAAAGTTATTTTATTTCCTCCTGCAGCTTGATGCCTCATAGCTGAATCAATTATGAATTTTTCAGGTGTGTTTATGCTCGAAACTTGTAATTTAGGAGCTTTAATTTTTTGATCAATAATTTCTTCAAAATCACCTAAAGTAAATCCTTTACCTTGTATCTTTTTTTGAAATTCTACTTGAGATAATGTTTTTAACATTTTATTAGCATCTTTATATTCAGGGAGTTTTAAAAGGTGTTCAGATACTTTACTTGCACCAACTCCTGTTCTTTCAGATATCTTTTTAACTAAAGAAAAAGTATCTTCAATTGGTGTTTCTGGATTTTTTATTATTTTTAAAAATTCTTTTTGAGCTTTATCAGCGGGAGTATCTAAATCTGGCACATTAAATTTTTCTTTCATTTTAGAAAAATTTTGATCTAAAGATTTTATACCAACTGATTTTGCTAAATCTTTTTGATAAATAAGTTTTGAACCTTTATTAGCTTCTTCCACTAATTCTTTTAATTTTGTATATCTCCTTGTTGTCTCATCAGCTATCGCTTCTTTTTTACTTGGATATTTAATAGCTTCTTTTACTCTTTTAATTGTTGTAACCCCTCTATTTAATTTTTCAGCTACTTCTTTATTAGATAAACCTTGATCAAGAAGATCTTTAACTTGTTTTTGAAATTCAGCGTTTAGTTCTATTTTTGCAAAACCTTCCCTTGATCCTAAATCTTCGCCTTGAATTACACCGCCACCAATTGCAAACTCGTCTCTAGCTCCTAGCTGCGCGTCGCTAGCATCGGGCATCGTTTCATCGTAGATTACAAATTTACCGTCCAGGTATTTTTTCGGACGCATGGCCTGTTTGTATTTGCCTATGTCCATTTAAAACCCCGATAAATAACTTAAGCCGCCTCCAGCTTGTTTAGTTCTGTCTGTCATTTGTTTCATGATGTCTAAAACTTCGTCAGAAGATTTACCTTGTTTCATCAATTCAAAAGCTTGTTCTATTGTTGAAATTACTTCTGCTTGTCTTTGTGGATCAGGATCACTTGCAATTTTTCTTGCAAGCTCTGAATTTAAACCAGGATATTTTTCTACAAGCTCTAAAGTTTTAGCAGTAATGTTTGCACCCATTGCTTCTAAAGTTTCTACTTCAGACATTGTTTTAGGATTTGCAATTGTTTTATATGCTTCATCATAAGCATTTAAAATGTCATAACCATCAACAGCATCTCTATCAATACTATATGTTTCTAACATATCATCAACTGCCATATCAGCATCTAGTTTTTTATCACCAGTTGGATTGATATTATCTACTGCTTCTTTGATTGCTTGTTTTAAAGACTTACCAGCTT